AGTCATTTTCCAATTAACGTTTGTTATAGGACTATTTGGTTCTGCAAACTTGTGAAGATTCCAGTCGACCTCTAGAGTAGTTTCAGTTGTCTTTACCACCGTAGACGAGTTAGGCCCAGCACTTTGAAAGTCGCTACCAAAGACTGAGATGTTTGCTCCAGCAGGGAAATCCCACCAGTTAAAGTCTCCAGTACCAAAAGTAATAGTTGCTTTAGAAGTTACATAAATCTGGCTTGCTGTTCCCTGTCCTTCATAAAGAGTATTCCCCATCTTAATATCAAAGGGCGTTTGAATTTTAGTTGCTCCGTCATACATTGCTGGAAGAGTTGTTGTAGTGACGGTGGGGGTTTCTGGAGCAACGGGTGCTACATACCCAGCAGTTGTGTAAGTTGTTGAGTCTGAGGGAGTATTCTGAAGTTCTGTTAACGTTGTTTGAGCATTAGTTAAGTTGGTTGTTGCAACGGCTACTACTGCTGTTTGAGAGTCTACTGCTGCTGTGGCTGTAGCAACAACTGCAGTTGCAGTAGTAACGTCCTGCGTTACTACTGCTACTACTGCTGTTTGAGAGTCAACGGCTTGAACTGCTGCAGCTGCACTGTCTACTGCTGTCTGAGCAGCAACAATCGCGGTAGTAGCTTCTTCTATTTTGACTACAGTAACTTGAACCGCTTCTACTACAGAAGGGGTAGAAGCCACAGCTTGAGCTATTACAGGGGTAGGAAGAAGAGTGGAAACCGCCGCTTCAGCCCCACTAACAGCAGTACTTACTGTTACAGTAGCGCTATCAATTTTAGATTGTATGGAGGTAACCGTAGGTGTCTCGGGAGATGATGTACTTGGTGTTTCTGCCTGTGGTGTGGTTGATTGGTTGGTCGATGGCGTTCCGCTGGATGAAGTTACGGTTGATGGTTCAGTTGCACCACTTGAAGAAGGAGACGTCTGAGGCGAAGGAGTTGGTTCAGGGGTTGAAGACGGCCCAGGAGAACTGGTTACAACAGGAGTCGCGGAGGGCGCAGGAGTACTCGTTACTGTTGCTCCATCAGAAGGAGCAGGGGAAATGACCTGTTGTTCTACAACAGGGTCGTCAGCGTAGGCAGATTGTTGCCCTAATAAATAAAGAAATAATGTAAGGAATAGTGCTGCGAATAAACGCAGTGGAAGAATGTTATCTTCTCTCTCCTAATAGGTACTTCTATTGTATAAGATTTAAATAATTATTAGGGTCAAAAATACTTACAGATTTAACTTTAAGAGAATCAAAATTGTTTTTTGCGTGGTGACCGCAAAACATTAGCTCACCATTAAGAAAAGTAACGACAACTTGTGCAGCTGCGCTGCAAGCGTCACATCTGTCCTCCAGAGTCAGTTCCCGCTGCTGAGTCTGAGCTACTGTTGTCATTATGCTCTCCTTCGGTTGTCTGTCCGTGATGGACACTTCCACCACCAACTCCGCCCCAATAGGCGGGCCAATAAGGAACAACTATACCTCCAACTCGTAAACCTAGTTGGCTATTTAAATCTACACGTTTGTGTTGGGCGTGTTTATTTCTTTTCTTTGTCATTATGTTCTTTCTCATAATGACTTGCCATCTCGTCCTGTGATTCAGATGTCCAAGCGTAATTTGGGTCTTCACCACCATCATAGGGGTCTTTGTTCTCGTTCTTCTTAGGATAGTGTGAACGGTCATAATTAGCAATAGTTCCACCAGCAGCTAAATGTGCACGACGACGAGACCTTTCATCAGGAAACTGAGCTTCATTTCTCTTGTCTACGTGTTCTTCAGCCATTATTACTTACCTTTCTTAGCTGCTTTTTTAGCACGAAATTCTTTTTTATTAGGCAAACCTAAATCTTTAGAGATTTGAGAGCGACCTTCTTTAGTTGCAACGTCTTGAGTTGGACCCCCAGGTCGAGTACTAGCTGATGCTAATACTCCCCAATTTGGCACACCTTCTGGTTTTAAGTGGTCAGGCTTTTTATTGTGACCCTCAAATAATCTACCAGTAGAGGCAACGTTTTTTATTACATCTTGTGGGGTTCCCGCATAGGTACGCATTGAGCCTGCTTTAGTACTCCAATTACCTACAGGACCTACTGGAGCAATGACTGTAGTACCAACTGCAGCAAATTGATTTGCATTACGTTTATCTACATGTTCATTAGCCATTATATGCCTCCTAGGTATTTCTTACGATTTTCTGCAAAATTTGCTTGACGGGTAGCCGCCTCTTTTACTTCTGGAGTAGCTTTTTCCATTGCCTCAGGAGTCTTACGCGCTTGCTGAACTTGGAATTGAAATTCCTCTTCACGCTTAGACGCAGGGTCCTGATGACGATTAATCACTTCTCGTTCTCCTTCTTACCTGCGCGACGCTTGTTCTCTTTAGCAGTGTTCTTGCTACGAGAAATGGCTCTTAAGTTGCCCTTAGAGTCATTATTGTGGTTATTGTCCTTATGGTCAACAGTTGTGTCCTTAGACTTAATTTTACCGTTTTTTGATTCATAGTCAGCGCGAGCTTTGTTCTTAGAGGTAGTAACCCACTTATCGCCCACTTTTTTCTTATAGACGTAGATAGGGCGTCCGCCATTTTCTTTGGAGCCTTTATAAGGCCCAAACTTCTTTGCTTCAGCCATTAGCAGTCCCAAGCCCTTCTTGCTTTATTTAAACGACTATCTTTATCTTTAGCCGCATTTGGAAATTGTCTAGCTTGACCAGCAGAACGTGCACAATAAGATTTACGACGAGCTGCAGACTTGGGAGACTTTGCTGCCTGTTCTTTTTTAACAGGCGGCTTTAAATCTGAACCAGGGTTAGCGCGTTCATAGGACTTGCGTCCCTTCTCATTAAGACCGCCTTTAGAGTTTTTACCCTCTTTGCGTGTCCACGCTTCTGTCTTAGCCATTCTTCTTATGCCAATCTTTAGTAGCTTTGACGCCTTGCTTAATAGTCTTAGCGCCAGCTTTCTTAGTCAAGTTAATCTTATCGTACTTTCCCTTATTACCAGCATGGTCGACAATAACTTCACCCTTTTTATTTTTCTTAATGGTGTGCTTTTCTCCAGCAGCTTTTATTGTCTTAGCCATTATTAGCCTTTGTAAGAAGAAGTCCAGTTATCGATGGAGTTGCCTTCGCCACTACCGTCTTTGCGACCTTGAACCATGTTTTGTACACGGCCTTCAACGCCTGCTACTGCTCCGCTCTTTGCTGCTTGACCTACTGCAGAACCGCCAACTCGTGCAACCATTGGTGCCAAACGTGCAAGTATTCCTGCTGCTGCTGCCATTTTTTTACCTCGTCTTCTTATTGAGCGATTTGTTTAAAACATCAGATGCTTGTTCAGATACATTGTATCTTCCGTATGTTGGACGGGGACCCGCAAACATACCAACATTGTTATTTCTAAATTCATTTACGCGACTTCGCTTCGACGAAGGGGTTTTTTTGGTGGTTACACCCTTTTTAAACCCTGCACGTTCTGCACGGGACTTACCAAGGGCTGCGTCTTCCATTAGTCTACAATCTGGTCTCTACATAAGCAGTTGCATGCATCATTGATACAAAGACCGCTTTTAACTTCATGTTCACATTTTGTGCAAAATCTAGTTATTGTCATTATTTTTATTTTCTCCCATCCAGCCTGGACCTGCAATTAGCTTAGGTCCTTTTTTTGTTCCAGAGTTTCCAAGAGCGATTGCTTCATCCTCATGCTTTGTAAGCTCGGGGGAGTCGGGTTTTGCTTCTACACGTAAACCTTTACCAAGAACATCTTTAGTTACACGGAAGACATCTAGATTGATGACTCTTTTTGGGTCGCGGGCTCTATCTTTACTCATGCCTAAAAGTATCCCTTATTTAGCTTTTATAGTAAGGATATACTCCGAATAGGCAATTAAAAGCATGTCAATTAGCTGACTAGCGTTATCTGGGTGTTTTTCTTTAAAATGCTCTCTCCATGATATAGCATCATATCTGAGTGAACCACAGCCATTATTTACATCTGCCACAAGCATTTTGGCGCAGCGTTGTACTCGGCTAGGTACATCCATATTATCTGCAAGCCAATCCATGAAGTTCATGAATGAAGGGTACTAAACAGGAGAGTCTAAAACCTCATCAACTGAATCATCAATTGTTCTGCTGTGTTCCTTAGAGCAGTTGCCGCATTCCTTGCACATTGGACAAGTCTAACGTATCCATGGGATGTAAATCTGCGCGAGGTACGTACCATGTGGTTGCGTTATAGATGAACTCTGGTTTTTTGCACTCATGCCCGTAAGCCCAACCAAGTGCGACATATGGTGGCATTGTGTATGGCGGGGTTTCCATTTTGGTTCGAATTGCAAGTCCTCCACCAAGAAGTACGTAAATCTGGTCATCATCATCTCTACGTGTCATACGTAAGCGACCTCTGCTACTTTCCGAGGCGCAACATGGTGCGTTACACCCCTGTGGAAAGGTGTAGCGGACCTCAAAGCCATCTACATCTAGCTCTGTCTTAAACTTATTAACATGCGGGGTGAACTCTTTAATACCAATCATTCGGGCAAAGGCTAGCTCACTACCTGCACAGATGGTATGTTGCAGCATCTCCCAGTGGTCGCCTTCATAGTAGTTGACGTTACGCTCGGGTTGCCCAAACATCTCTGCTTGACGCTCGTAGCCAACTTGGCATACAAGGGCTACCTCTTCTACGGTAAGGGAGTACGTCCACATATTAAAATCCTCTCTGGTGACATTGCAGGGTTAAGTACTCGGCCTTTTGTCCTCTAGAAAAATTGGCGGCGGTTTTCGCGGGGTAGCCGTCCAGAAGGACTTGGTGTACGCCTAATCGCTTTATTCTCTTCTTCAAGACAGCTCCTTCTTTCCTCTCTTCTGCATACATTCCAAGATAGAGAATTCCTAGTATTAAAGCTTCTTCTGCACTGTCAGCAATCCCCTCAATCAGCTCCCAGACTAAATCATCAATCTCAGGCCCAGCCATCTCATAGACCCTGCAGAACTTGTCGTAGGCTACTGCCTTGTCTTTCCACTTACTCATTTTCTCGAAGTACCACTCATCTGTAGGAGCAAATCTTGAACCGTCCCCCCGCTCCACATATACACAATAATCATCAAACTTTCCTCGACCCATCAATAATCGCATCCCCCGCAATTCCCACATGATTCTCATACCCGCATCCTAGGCTACTGCCTAGCAGTTGCACAACTTCATTTTATTAAGGTAGTCTCTTTTTATGAAAGTAGCCCCGCAATCGATTGAAGCTGGCAAACGAAACTTTGCTGAAGCCACTGC